CAGTTGACACAGATCGCTGGCGTGCAACGTTCCACTGGCCGTTTGGCCCAGTTGGAGGGTGGCATGTTGACTGCGGAAGAGACTGCCCTTGGGCAGTTGGAACTTGACGAGGCGGCACAGCGGCGTGTACGCGGGTTGCAGTCCCGTGAACGTGCCCGGTTCGGTGGCACGTCCGGTGTGACAACCGGAACCCTGAGTAGGGCACCGAGCGTATAACTGAATACGGGCGTGACGAGCGAGAGGTAACCTACCGTTTCCCAGTATTACTGGCCGGTGGCTCTGCCTAACCCAGGTGCAACTCCTGGCACGTCCACAAAGGTTGGGTTAGTCGTGGTGGTCTAACCCAACCCTATACCACCACAATAGATTGGATTCCACCATGTCATTAAAGGAAAAGGTTAGAGAACTCCATTCACAAGGTTTTTCTCAGCAGCAAATTGCTAATCAACTTGGTTGCTCAAAATCAACAGTGCACCACCATATTCACGTTGAAGCGAGAGTAAAGAACCTTGAAAGGCAAAGAAAAAGTAGAAAAGCACTTAGTAAATGGATTAAGGAAATTAAAGAATCTAGTCCATGTGCGGACTGTGGAAATATTTTTCCATATTACGTCATGGATTTTGACCACGTTACTGGCGAAAAAATTCAAAGCATATCTCGTCTTTCCCGTGGTTCGGGTGGAAAAAAGAAACTTTTAGAAGAGTTAAAAAAGTGCGAACTTGTCTGTTCAAATTGCCACAGAATAAGAACGCATGAACGGAGTGCCCGTAAGAAGGCGTGAGGGTCAAGCCTCACACTCCACTCCCAGCCAGACCGATCGGCCCTGGCGGTGTAGAAGACCGATAGTTACAGCCACAATCCTCCCCCCAGAGGCTTGTGTGGGTAGCGATTCACCTATATGAATAGTTGGGAGTTACAATGTCCGATTTCGACTGGGAAGACGACGACACCTTCGGGGACGCTCAGGGTAATTCGAATGTCATGAAGGAACTGCGGAAAGCCTACAAGGAGGCACAGAAGCAGAAGAAGGAACTGCAGGAACAACTGCAGTCCATGAAGAACAGCCTTCGTGAACGCTCAGTCAAGGACGTACTAGCATCCAAGGGGCTACCGGAGAAGATCTCCAAGTTCATCCCTGAGGACGTTACCTCCGCTGAGGAGGTTGAGGCTTGGGTCAGCGAGTACGGTGACGTGTTCGGTGTCCAGGCCCCAAGTGAGGAGTCACCTGCGGCTCCAAGTCCAGAACTGCAGGCAATCAACCGGATCGCTGCAACCCAGCAGTCTGGTGAAACCTACTCTGGTGATCCCGGCCAGTTGGATGCGCTGATTCGTGCAGCATCCTCACCCGAAGAACTTAACCGGGTGCTGTTCGGGAACTCTACGGGTCCGCAGGCTGTATAGCCTCAAAACAAGTAACCAATCAATCTATTCACCAAGGAGGTGAAACACTACTATGAGCAATGCTTACACTTCTACCACCGCTATGGCTGGTTTGGTTAAGGCAGCATACGACCGCTACGTTGAGTTCGCTCTCCGTTCGCAGCCGCTGTTCCGTAACCTCGCAGACAAGCGCCCGGTGCAGCAGGCAATGCCCGGTTCGTCCGTGGTGTTCTCGCTCTACCAGGATCTCGCAGCCGCGACCAGCACTCTCTCTGAGACTGTTGACCCGAACGCTGTGGCCCTGTCGGACGTTAACACTGTCACCGTGACGCTGAACGAGTACGGCAACACCGTCCTCAACACCCGCAAGTTGGGTGAGTTCGCGTTCAGTGACGTGGACCCGGCTATCGCCAACATCGTGGCCTACAACCTCGCTGACAGCATCGACAAGTTGGTTGTGTCCACTCTCATCACCGGCACCAACGTGATCTACGCGGGAACTGGCAACACTGCCACTTCCGGTGTCACCGCGACCGACGTGATCGAGGGCGAGTACATCCGTAAGGCTGTCGCCAAGATGCGTGCAGCGAACGCTATCCCGCGTGAGGGTATGCTGTACGCCGCGTACATGCACCCCGAGGTGGCGCACGATCTCCGTTCGGAGACCGGCTCCCTCTCGTTCGAGGATATCCGTAAGTACACGGACCCGAACGTTGGGAACATCCTCAACGCGACGACTGGTGTTTACGGTGGTGCATACGTCGTGGAGACCCCGCGTGCGTACACCGCTAATGACGGCACCACGTCCGCGAAGGTGTACCGCACGATCATCGCAGGCCAGCAGGCGCTCGCTGAGGCGACCGCTGTTGAGCCGGGTATCGTGATCGGTCCCGTGGTTGACAAGTTGATGCGTTTCCGCCCGGTGGGTTGGTACTCGCTTCAGGGTTGGGCTATCTACCGTAATGATGCCCTTTACCGGATTGAGTCCGGTTCGTCCATCGCCTAGTTGATGGTTGTGGGGGCCACATCATATTGCGGGTGTGGCCTCCACGCACGACGTTCATGCTTCTAAAGATAAGGATTTAGCGTGGCTGACAATCTGCCCGATACTATTGAGAATCAGTTGCTTGACGCGCTGGTGGGTACATCCTCGTACACTGTCACCACGCCCGTGAAACTTGCCCTGATGACTGCTAACGGCTCCGACTCTTCCCCTGGCACTGAGGTGACTGGCGGGTCGTATGCACGCGAGACTATCGCGTTTGACGCGGCAGCGTCTGGGTCTATCAGCAACAATGCCGCCATCTCGTTCACGGGTATGCCCGCGTGCACGGTGGTGGGGATTGAGATTTGGGACAACGCCGGTTCGCCTAAGCGTCTAGCGTATGGCCCGTTGACTGCTTCTCGTTCTGTTTCTGCTGGCGATACTGTCCAGTTTGCTTCCTCTTCGGTGACTCTTAGCCTGTCGTAATGTTTGACATTACCGATCCGGTAGTTTCCCTGCTGGGCTTGCCTCAGCAGTTTGAGGGTGCCGCTGCATTGTCGGCTGATTCTAGCCTGGTTGCGGCAGCAAACATTACCGTGTTCGTTGAGTCGGCGCTGACTGCAGAGTCGGCGTTGACCGCTAACGGTGTCGGTGTTCTGCTCGCGTCAGCGAGCATGTCTGCAGAGGTGACGCTCACTGTCACGGTGAAGATCGTGTACGCGGCAGCGAGCATCGTGGTTGCCTCGTCCAACCTGACTGCTGCATCAACACGGCTGCAGTTCCTGTCAGGCCAGCCGATGTCGGCTGAGTCGAACATGACGGGAACCTTGCTGCTGGTGAAGGACGTGGCGGCTAGACCGCTAGAGTTCTCATCTAACCTGACTGGCACAGTGTACGTCCCATCGAAGTACCTGGTGCTGCCCACGATTGAACTAACCTACACGGACAATATCCTGTTGAAGCGTTACCCAATCGACAACGGCCAGGCACTGTTGATCACTGGCACGACTGGAGTGTTGGAAACTTTCCCGGCACAAGAGTCTATCGCTGACGCGGACTACTATTTCCGTGGCGGTGCAACGAACATTCTGGATGACGAGTCGGAGGCCGCTGTCGTGGCGGCAGGATACGGACAATACATTGTTGTCGAATAACTGTCGCACAGGGTGCAAAACTAAAGACCACGCCTCGTACGCGGAATGCCTGCAGGCAGCGAACCCGACGATCAACGCAACCGCAACGTCCGGTTTGTCGTCTATGTGGTCGAAGACGAAGAGTGACCTAGCCGCGTATGAGACTGCTAGGCGTAACGGTATCCAACCGGAAGGCACTACTGTTGAGAAGGTCCGTCAGGCTGAGACTGCTTCCCGTGCTTTGGGTCGTCCGTATGACGCAAATACTATGCCCCCGGCGTCCATGATCGTGAACAAGAACACGGCCCGTTTTGTGAATGCGAGCAACTGATGAGTACGTTTAGTCAACTAGCGGACCAGATGCTTATGCAGTTGTACGGTTACACGACACTGCAGGACCAAGCAACCTACCTCACTGGCACATTGTCGGCTACTGGTTTGACCGCTACGGTGGATGACACGACAGCGATTTCTCGCGGCATCGTTGAGATCGGTGACGAGATCATTTGGGTAGACACCTTGGATTCGTCCGCTGGCACTCTCACGATCCCGCCGTATGGTCGCGGGTTCCGTGGCACCACAGCGTCAGCACACTCTATCGGTGACAGGGTGGTGTCGTCCCCCATGTTCCCCCGCCAGATGGTGAAGGACGCAATCAACGACGCAATCAAGTCCGTGTACCCGGAGTTGTTTGCTGTGGGTAGC